GGCAATTTAATCATATTTCCATCAAAAATTTCTGTCTTCTTCACATACTGCGATAGATCTGCGGCAGGTCCCGGCGGACCCTGTATCCCCGTATTTCCTTTTTCCCCTTTCTCGCCTTTCGGAATTGAAAAATTAAACACTGCTGCGTTGGCCGTTCCGGTATTTGTGATCTTAGCATTTGTGCCTGGTGCCACTGTTGTTACCGTTCCGATTTTGATTGTTGCAGCGACTCCGTCTTTTCCGTCTGTTCCTTTCGGTCCGGGGTCTCCTTTAGGCCCGGGATCTCCTTTGGGGCCTTGAATACCCTGTCCGCCGCCGGAAACCGGAATGACAAAATCAAATACAGCATTTGTACTATTGCCGGAATTTGTCACCGAAGCGGAGGTACCTGTCGTCACTTCTCCGACTTTTATCGTTGCCGCTGCCCCGTCTTGTCCGTTCTTCCCGTCGGCACCCTTAGGACCCGGGTCACCCTTTGGTCCGGGGTCGCCCTTAGGACCTGGGTCACCTTTCGGACCTGCTCCGCTACCGCCGCTGCCCCCGTTTTCATATAGATATTCCAGATCATTCGCAATATAGTCTAAAATGCCGTCATTCCCCTTCGTGCAAAACGGCGTGTTTTTGCCAAACGCCCCGGGCTGTATGATGTTGTCATTCTCATCTCTTATTTCCGGGTGCTGAAATGTCTGTGGTCTCATTCGGATACCTCGGCTTTTTTAATCTCCAGCGTGACCGTGTCTCCGTAGTTAAGCTCGTCGGTCTCTTCTGGAGAATTTGTCTGTATCGTCAGCATTTCTCCAGTCTCTGGGTTGTGAAAGCTGAATGTCGTTAAAACTCCGTCGTTCTGCGGATATGACACTTTACCGTTGACACTGTAATTTCTTTTCATTGTTCTGCTCCTTTTTAATAATTTGTTACATTTACGAATAAAATGCATGTAGCTCTTAAAACACCGCCCGGTATGTGTATATCGCCGCCAGGATTGACAATCGCACTATCCGCAAGCCATTGTGATTTAATTCTATTTGAATTGACCCAATTTAGCTTTAGCGAGCTATGAACTACTGCTTGTGGTGTGCTTCTTTGAAATTCGTGCATCGAAAACATAATTGCCGCCACTTTACCGCACGGAAAGGAAGTCTCCGGCATGACCGCGGCAAGCCCTGCTGAATCATTACTTGATATTTCGGATTTGATATGACTACCTACAACTCTCAAGTACGGCGTTTTACTATTAAATACTAATTTCTTCGTATCGGGGTCCCATATAAACAGTCCTGCTCCTAATGTATTCGGATCGGACTCTTGCGTGAAAATATATAAAGTAATCGATTCATGTACCTGTGTCTGTATCATCGACACCGATACGGGAGCGTGTACTCGCAACGTCATTTTCCCGCCGTTTGCTTCGGCGGTAACGTAGTATTGAGGGTTACTACAATAGATCGCCGGAATGTACTGCATATTAAAAGCAATTTCGTATTCGAACCATTTCCAATTACTACCGCCCTCGGCTATTTGTGACGGCGCGGGCAGTTTATCTACTCTTAATAACCTTAAGTTTTTATACTTATTGTTAATAATAAGGTGCCTGTCAGCATTGTAAATTTCTAAAAAATTAATAAGTGCCATAGTAGATCCTCTGCTTTCTGTTTCCGTCGAAGTCACCGCGGTATACCCATCTAATTTGATTGCCCGATGTCGTAATTTGCAGCGGTGTTGTATATTCCGTAGTTTCCGGAACGAAAAACACAAATAGCCGGTCGTTACCTCGAATATCGATAGTTCGGCTTCCTGTCGGTGTGTCGGCTGTAAAACTGCCGAGAATGCGGGTCAGTGAATCTGTGATATCAAGTATCAATCCTTTTTGCGGATGATAAATTTTTAATCCAATAGCCATCAGATGTTCACCCCTAACGCTATAACACGGAAATTGTTCTCATCAAAAATTTCAATCAGGTTGTCCTGAATTACCGTACGTGCTCCACTTGTCGCCGTCTCCAGCCTACCGATTCTTGCTGTTATTGCGGATAACGATGTAACTGCCAACTTATCCGCCGTTACGGCTTTTGCCGCAAGCATTCTTGATACAATAACGTTATTGTCAAAAACGGTCTGTCCGGTAACATGTAAATACTTTCCATTTATCGTCGTAGTCGTCGGTGACAGATTAATCTGATTGATAACGTCGCCTTTTTGTACTCGTAGATTGATAGCGTCGGTCATTTGAGCGATCGCGCTGTAATTTGCTTTTGCAAGCATAAGATTGCCGAGGTTTGAGACGATCGTTGTAACATCTTGTTTTGCGATTGCGCCGTCGTTGAGCTTTTGCTTAACTAACGCGTCTACTTTCGCAATGCTGACCGCCTCGTCTTCAAGCATATCCTTTGAGATAGATACTTTGACAACGACACGGCTTGCTTCGGATTTCTCGCCTTCGCCGAAGAAGTCATAATAAGCAATGGATACGTCATAGATACCCGCGCCGCAAGTGTGACTGTAGCTGTTGTTTTCGGTCTTGATTGTCTTCTGCCCGTCCGTACCGTTGATGTAAATGTTCATGCCTGCGCAGTCTTTGGGGATCGCTTCAGCTGTCAGTCCGAAACCGCCGATTGTACTTGTAAGTACGGGCGGATTCGGTTTCTTCGGCGGCTGTTTATTGTACTGTAAAATAGCCGGCGCAGAGTATTTACCGATTGCGGATTTTGCGTACAGATATAACTTTCCGCTGCGTTCAGTTAGCGGTAATATAGCGGACAGGTTGTTTGTCCGGGCTAACAATCCCGATGTTTCAGCGCCAGCGCTATCATCCGTCCGGACTTCGTAAAACGCAATGTCGGTATTCGTGATTTCTTTCCAGCTGGCAGTACAGACAGACCCGAAGTCTATTCCGAATCCGTCGGGCGTGTTCGGGATTTCTGTTTTGAGAGCGACAAGGATCTTCAGCTGTGGAGACGTATCCGGGCTTGTACTTTCGCCCCATTCGTCTTTCGTGCAGACTGCGATTAAGTAGGTATCTCCAACGATAGCCTGCGGTATAACGACTTGGTCTTTTCCGCTGCCACCGAACGTCCACTCTCCGTCAAAACCGAGTTCAGATCCTTTCGTGCCCTCTTTTATGACGAGATCTTTTGCCTGCCCATTGCTTGTCTTATACCATACGTCACCCTGCAGGTAAGATTGCAATTCGGGCGGTGTCCAGTTTACGACGATATCATAACGGGATACGCCGTCCGCAAGCTGCCTGTATCTGTTGTATGCGGTTAAGTTCGTAACTGGCGGAATGTAGTATTTCTGTAACGTATATTCGTACGCTTTGACTTCCGATAAATCTTGGTTTCCCGCGCCGAAGATGTTATATGAGCAGAATTTAATATAGATTTTCTTGCCGATGTCGTCTTTCGCGAACGGTACTTTGAATACCGAATTGTCGAGTCTGACAAAATCTGTATCTTTAGCGTGCGTTCTGACAGCTGTATTACACTGGCCGCGGTACAATCCTGATAGCAACCATGCGCCGCTCGATTGCAGATTAGCGTTAATGTAGCTCATGCACTCACCGTCAATCCAGCAGAGCGTGTTTTTCCGTTCGGCGTCCTGCGGCGTACCGCTAAGCAGCTGATCATTACAGGTTACCATTGCTTGATTGCCGCTCGGATGGTTCGGCATCGGTGACAATGGCTGTGTTAATTTACCACACCGCGCGGAGCCTGCAATTTGCCCAACTGTTCGATAATTTGTGTTATCGTCAGAAACGTACACAGTACATCCGCCCCAGCCATCAGCTTTGCCTTTTGCGGCGATCCACAGCTCCAGCCCATCTGCGGTGAGATCCGCGGGCGGCTGAAAGATAACCGGCACAGTATCCGGTGCTGTTTTGTTGTAATCGATGTACGGCCTATCGTTTGCGTGCACGTTGTACTTTGCCGCGGGATAGTCTCCCGGTGCTCTTGATATGGCCGTTACCGTTAAGCATCCATCAGTGCCTTCGGTAATGCCGTTAATGACCGCGACCTGTTCAAAGATACCCGAATTTTCATCCGTCAATCTTACCAAGTCGCCGACTTCTAAGCGGCACAGGCTCCAGTCAAGTTTGAACGTATACTGCGTTCTCTCGTACTTGTTGTTTCTTGCCAGTTGTTCAGCGATTTTAACCGCCCGCTCTTTTGTGTAAATGTAGTGAGCGTTCGTTACGCTTGCGGCTCTTACGCCGTAGTTTTTGATATCTTCCGTAAATTCGTAGCTGACGGATTCTTTTTCGTAGCCATTTGCGCGGTTGATAAACTCTACAGGGAACTGATTATAGATCGCAGAGCTGTCTTTTCTTTTATACGTTACAAGAGCTCCGCCTGACTGCGGCAGGAAATCATCCGCCGTCAGGTCTGTAATACCTGTTTTATCCGGTGCCCAGCTGCCTACCGGTCTATCGGCCAGTGGTACAATTTTTAGCTTGTCATTTGACCAAAACACATAAGCATTGGTCAGTTTTGCAATTTCATTTACAACTTCCCGGGCGGCTTTTGCGTCTTCGTCCGGCGGAGAGGAAATAAGCAAGTCAGCCTCTTTGCAGTATTTTCTGTAGTTGTCCAGCCCAATAATCTGCATGTCCTTTTTACCGATTTTATCTAAGACGTATCGGATGTAGTCCGCAGGATTAACGTCTATGCCGTCCCCTGTTTCTAATAACCTGCCTTTAACCTCAAAGTTATACGATGGCATGGAGCCAGAATCACCTAAATCAATAACGCCCGCCATGTATGCCAACCCCGAATACGGAAGTGCCTTATCCGGGTGCTTGCTTTGCGTGTACGCCCACGGCTGCTGATTCTCTTTGCCGTCAAACAGCGTCAGTTGAATGTCGTCCGCCGGATAATTGTGTACATTTTTACCGATCCACACTTTTCCGATCCCAGAAATAGGACCCTCACAAAGTCCTAAAATGACCGCTACCGTGTAGGTATAAGTAATGCTGACTTGCTTAGATTTGCCGCCTTTCCCCGCTTTGTGCGTTTCGCGGTGCTCGTGGGCGGTGAAATCGTCATAATAGATCACATTTCCCGCGGTGCGCACAGTGCCGATAATTTCAGGTACGACAGCGCCGTATTCTGCGGTGTTGACCGTAAATTCACTTATCTTATTTGCCCGCGTTGTCGTGCGTCCACGAAAAAAGCTCATCGTCTCACCTTCTTTCTGTTAAACCGATATATGCCGCGCAAGCGGCTCCTGCCTTTTGCGTCGAAAAACATCACGTCGGGAAGGTCTGTCATGACCACGCCGCGGTCGATGTAAGCATGAATAACCCGTCCTTTACCGACATAGATAGCGCCGTGGGAAATGCACCGTCCGAATTGATACAGCAGAAAATCTCCGGGCTGCATGGTCTCTACTTCGTCGCAATATTTCTGTACATAACTCAAAAACCATTCTTCGCTGTGATGCAAGTGCCATTCGTTGCTGTATGGTTCGATCGGGATACTGTCTTTTTTCAGCAGTTCAGCGTCTTCTACGCAGCCGATTAGGAGCATGCCGCAGTCTACACCGCGACCTTTTATTTTAGCGCCGTTGATGTGCGGCGTCCCCAGCCATGCTGCAGCAGCTTTAGCTATTTTTTCGCCGTCTGTCATATGAGCACCTCTCTTCGCGGCACGAACGGAGCAATCAACGTCGCGGCGTCGGTTTCTTTGCTGTAAATAACACCGTCTTCATTCGTCGTGTAACTTCCCTGCGGATAGTACCTGCGGACAGGGAACTCCATATTGAGACCTTGTGTTTCAGCTTTGACGGACAATTCAATTTTTATGCCGCCTGCTGATTTGACTTCTACATTTCCACCGAACAGGTCGATTGCGCCTACGACAGATTGATCGCGGAAGAAGCAGCGGCGGAGATACAGCTTAGCTCTATCAAGCACCCCGCTGTGCGCCGCCTGTAAAAACGGCAGTCCTTCCAGTTTGTCATTGATATCCGCCTGGACGGTGACGGTCATTGTATCAACTACGACACGATCATGAATCTTGACTTGCTGTCGCTTAATCAACAATGCGTTATGTAAGTACGTATGCCCGCCAAAAGATATGTCTATATCGGTATCGGCATAGTAATACTTATTGCCGTTGTCTAAGACAAGCTCGTATAGATCGCAAGAAGTAATCTTCTTTTCTGTCTCAAGATAAGTCTCAAGAGATTTATTCACTGTTTTCATCGGACTACCTCCAACTTAAATGTTTTAGACTTGTTGATGTTAAGATACTGCCGTTCAATATCTATTCCGTCGTCTGCAAACATAACTTTCCAGTAATATGTATAGTCCGCTGTAACTTTTGCCGTACTTACTGGTGCAGTTTTGAGTTTCACCGTCCCGCCGGTAACTGTATATGCGCTGCTTGCCTGCTTCACGCCATCTACGTATACTGTTACGTTTTCGATGTACTCTACCGGCTCTACATAGTCGCCCATCTTCATAACCGCTTGATAAGTTCCTGCCGTAATAATCGGCAGTTGTATTCCTTTTTCTTCGTAGTCTTCAGGATCAAGCCACAGAAAAGGGGTATGCGCACCTTTTAACAGCGCTACAAATCCCAACAGCTTTCTATATTGTTCATCGGTCAATATCTGGAATTTCGTTTCTATCGTCCAGTTCGGCAATAGCTGTGTCGTGAGTGTACGTACTTTACCGCTTCCCGATTTTTGTACTTTTGTATTCCAGTCCATTGATTTTATACTTTCCCATGCTAATCCGTTAAGATCTTCCGGGAATTTCCTAAGTGTCATCAGAACACCCCGCTACTTCCTGCAAAATTCAAATCTTCTTCAAAAAATGCTTTCCGAATTTCGTCTACAGCGCCGTTACGCAAGAAATCAGCAAACGATGCGGCATCAAGAGTATTGATGTCTAAATGTACTGATCTGTTTCCGCCTTTCGTGATCGTTGTTGACTCTATATTCCGGATGTCTGCAGTCTTTACCGCCCCGCCTTTTGCAAAACGCGGCATGCGCCCCGAATTAATTGCGTTAAGCAGCGGCAATCCCACTTTTCTGACAGCGTCAGCATTGAGAACGTACTCACCATTAGACAACCAAGCCGGAATACTATCTGATGTAGCCGTCCCCGGACCGCTAATAGGTCCGCCGGTCGCAAATCCGAACATGCCAAATCCGAACCCTGACTTTGCAGACATAAGCTGCAGTGCTACAGTAGCCGCACCGACTGCTGTAGTAAATGCTGCTAAAGCACCTGTAGCAGTAACGGTTGCCCCGACTTCTGTCGGCTTTGTGCCCGTATTAATGGCATTTTGGATGACGTTGTATGCACCCATGACCATTCCGCCTTTTTGTGTGCTGCCGGAGAAAAGTCCCAGTGCTACATTAGACGCGCTTAGGTTGTTTTTGAACGCGTCAAACATCGTATTCATACCATTGTCGTATGTTCCGCCGTTACTGTTGTTATTATTTCCTCCACCGAGCAGGCTGCCGCCGAATAGAGATTCTGTCAACCGTCCCGCCCACTGTTGCGTAATCTGCTGTAATATTGTTTCTCCGATTCCTGTGATGAGATTATACAGCGAGTCTCCAAGTGTTTCTGATCCTGTCAAAATGTTTTGAAAAAATTCTTGGAATTTATCAGTTGAGCTCTCCGCAAGTTCTGCAATCTGCGACTGCATTGACTCATGCCCCGTCTTCCATATACTCAGATACGTTTCGAGGGCTTCTGTCTGCCCTTTCCAATTCATATAATCTTGTCCGTCGCGGCTGCTCGTTAATGCCCTAAGCAGATCTGAACGATGGTTATCTATTGCGTATTTTGCCTGTTTTTCAAACGACTCTCTATATGCATCTGTACGTTTCTTTGCGGCTTCGGCGGTCTTAGCAGTATACCATTCTTCGACAGCTACCATCGCTTCCTTGTCTTCTTTGTTTTTAGAAACTTCTTTTATGCGTTCCGTTCTCTCTTTGTTGAGCGCATTAACTGTAGCCTCATACTCAGCATCGGCAAGTGCTTTAAAGTCCCCAGTGAGCTCTGCACCTATTTGCTTCGTTTCCGTCTTGATTTTGTTCCAGCTTTCTGTCCACGTGTTGGTCAGCTTCTGTTTCATGACCGTTCCATATGTACTGAGCTGTTTTTGCAGTTGTTCTACCGCGTCTTTCGGAATACCGGCATTAGATAGTTTGTTGATCTCTTCCTGTTTCTGTCTGATGTCTTCAGCCAGTTTGTTCATACCGGACATGTATGCGCCTTCGGTTTCACTGTCTATAGATTCCTGCATCGTCGAAAACAGCCGGATTGCCTCTTCTTTAGCCTGATTTAACCGTTTCAATGCCTCATTGGCTTTTTTACCGATTTCATCAGTTGTGAGTGTTACTGTTTTTCCCCCGGTGTATTCACCTATCGATCCGTAGCCAAGCGGATTACCGAACCATTGATTTGCTTCCGACATACTGCCGCGATGCACTCCGCCGGTCGAGTTTCTCGCTATATATTCACCGTTTCCGGCATAAATTCCGACATGATCTTTCCAATCTATCATGTCGCCTTCCTGCGGTACGTATCCCGTTCCCGCTGTGTGATAGGCCGTGCCGAACTGATTTACAAGCTGATTCCCGTTAATTGAGTTCAGCCCCTGTATGCCTGCTTCCTGATACAACGCAGAAACAAAAGCGGCGCATTGCACGCGGGCATCTTCGACAAGCGGTGACATCCATTGTTCCCCTTCAGGATGCCTCGACGCTATGTTTACAACCTCTTGACCAATTGGCGCTTCTACTTGATACGTTTTCGCTTCTTTAATCGCTTTTGTATTATCTTTTGTTGCAGATGTTCCCGACTCAAAAGCGGCTTTTAACGCCTCAATTTGTGAATTTATGGCTCCCTTGTCAATGTTGGTTCCGTCACCATATTTTTCGTGAAGTTTTTTAGAGTTCTCGTTAGCAGCAGCATACTTCCTATCCCATGCCGCTTTGGCTTCATCATTTTCCTTTTGACTATAAACATTCATCCGTGTTCCATTTTCTTTTACACGGATCATCGTGTTGTCTTTTTCGCTGTAGTAGTAATCTTTACCGTTTACGTTGACATACTGTGCGTTTTCTGCCTCTCTCTTCTCTTCCTGATGGAATTCATACAGCTTATACGTTGCGGCTACAATAGCAGCAGCCACACCCAGCCATCCTCCGGCCAGTGCCCATACCGCACTTGCCGCCTGACGCAACGGACCGAGTGACCCTCTCGCTGCTGTGCTCATTCTGATACCGGTATCCACGGCGGCTTTTCCGGTCTGTTGTGTAGCAACGGTAACCGCGGTCTGTTCCGCCGCCAGCATATTGCTCGACGCACTGGCCACCGTATTAGCCGCAACCATCTTCCCTGCTGCGGCTTTATGTGCACCGGCTACTGTATTTGCCGCGCTCGCCTGCACTGCTGCCGACTGCCGGGCCTGCATATTGATTTCCTGATACGCCGCTGTCATGCGAGCGGCTTCCACCCTTGCGGTTTCGGCAGCTTTAGCTTCTCGCATGACACAGTATTTTGAATAACTTGCTTCTTTTTCAGCGTCTGTCATCTGTGCTGTACTAAGTGTCTTCAAATATGCTTTTTCTTCTGCTATTGCCGCTTTTTCAATATTTTTTATCCGGCGTGCAATGCTTTTTTCCTGCTGTACAGTTAGCGCATCTTCTGAAACGTCTCCGGTTCCAATCGACGCAAGCGACCCCATCGCTGACCTTGCTTTTTGCAATGCCTGCAGTGTCTTATACGCCACCGTAAAAGCTACCAGTGTCTTCGTCAGCGACAGCAGGTTTTCCTTGTTTTCCGCTATATATTTAGCAGTTGATGCCAATCCCTCTAAAATTGGCGGCAATACTTCTTTCGCTACCGGCGCAAGTATAGCCCCGCCCGCAATAGCGAGCTGTCCGAGCTGTGCCTGCACTACATCAAGCTCTACGCTTATTTCATGCATCTGCTTTGCGTCAAGTCCTAAGCCCTTGATTTTTGCCGCATTTTCTGATGCTTCATTATAGTTTTGCAGGGTTTTAACAAGCGTCAGACCACGGGCGCCCAGTGTATTCATGATAAATTCCTGAGCATATCCCGCCTGTGACGCTTTTTGATAACCTGCCGCCAGTTGCGCAAGCTGGTCGTTAAGCGGCAACAGTTTACCGTTCTGATCTGTCAGTGTAACGCCTACAGCACTTAAGACAGCTCTTGTCTTTTCGGCCGCCTCTCCGCTTCCTTTGATTGTCGAGTCAAGGCGCATAAACGCTTTCCCTGCGAGTTCACTGTCACCGCCGGTTAGCTTGAGTATTCTTGAAAATTTAGCAGCTTCAGCATTAGTTATCTGTAGCCGCTGCGCGAGTTCATATGTTCTGTTTCCTGCCTCAACGGCTCCCTTTATCAGGTTCGTCAGTCCGAATCCCGATGCGGCCAATGCCGCCATCCCGCCGAACTTGCCGATTAGCGTTTCAAGACTTCCCGTGGTTCCTTCCAGCGCGGACTGCATGTCTTTTACCGGATTAACCTTAAATGCTGTCTTAACAGCCCCCGGTACTTTGTTTAATTCTTTTTGCAGCCCGGACGAGTCCGCGCCAATTTTAAGCTGTAAATCAGAAATGGTAGACATTTATGCACCCCCTCCCAAATTGAATACTTTTTTCAAATATGCCATTTCTTTTTTTGCATTTTTCACTTTATCTTCTTCCGTAATCCACAACGGATCCGCAATTTCATGCGGTTCTATCGGCTTTTTCAGCTGCGGGGACATTAGCCATGAGATGAAGTACGCTATTCTGTAATCCTGCAAGCGCCGACGCTCGTCGCTCGCCTCAAGATATCTATAGAATTCAAGCGGCGTTAACCGCGGAAATTCAGACGGTTTGAAACCGATGCGGTATGCTATCGGTTCTGCATACCGCATCCAGTCTTCAATTGTCTTTATCGGCGATTCTTCTTTTTCATCGGCGCCTCTTTTTTCGGCGTCCCCTGTGTAAAAAGTCCGGATTCAACCACCGCATCTACGATGTATTTTGCGAGTTCTCCGATGTTTCCGCCATTTTCACAGTACATATCCACGAAATCATAAGCATCGAAATTCTTCGGCTGGTTTAAAAGTCCGGCCCGCAAGCCGGAAATGATAAAGTGTATTGTAGCACTCTGTACCATTCCGACTGCACCGTTAACAAGCACGGAACTTATAACTGAAAAGAGAGACGTTCCGAGATATTGCTCAAATCTCTCAAGGCTTCTTACTGTATATAGCAGCTGATACCTTGACTCTCCTATTTTGATTTCTACCGATTTACGCATAATTAGCCTCCAGTAACATCATCTGCGGCAATTTCAGAAATCGGTCCTTTTCCATTTAACGTGGCAGCAACGGTAGCTACCCCGTCGTGGGATACGTCCTTTGTAAAATCGGAAATAGTAACCCATCCGGTCTGGCATGTCTTATCCGGGTATGCGATTTTTACATGAATCGGTATGTCGTGATGAAATGCATATTCCATGATTGAGAGTGCTGCGTCATCCATTACAAGCAATCCTGTATAGCTGATACTCCAAGACTTTGGACCCGCGAGCGTTTCTCCCCACCCGCCGGAAGTCTTATGAGATCCATCAATAGAATCCGCTTTGTATTCTACTGGTGAGTTTCTCTGTCCTCCGACAAGTACCCATGTCGGCTTTTTCCCCGTGGTTGTTGCCTTGTCTATATACAGCAAGGTATCTTTTCCCGCTGTAGCCATAGATGTCCCCTCATATACCGGGAGTTTTTTAAGTTCTTCTGCTGATAATTTAGCCATTTTTATACCTCTTTCTTGTTAAAATTCTGAATAGTAAATAATATTGTTACTGTGCCGTGATAACCTGTGGATACTTCCGGAAAATCCTCTACCAGATCAATTTGTGTACTATTAATCCGATATTGAGGCAGCTCCATATCGCATCCGTAAGCAGATACCAATGCACATATATCGTTTAGCGTTTCATTGACTTGTTTTTTCCCATCCTCCCCAGCCCATACTTCTACGTTCAGTGAAGCGTCCCAAATAATCAGATCTTTATTTGACAACGGCTTGAACGTAGCCGCGCCCAGGGTGATATAAGGAAGTTTCGCACCTTTGGGAACTGAGCCGTGAATCGGTATCGTTTGACCTTCTTTCAGTAATTTAAAAACCGCCATCCTGAGAACGGTTGACGGTACGTCTTTGATAAGTCTCATTGAAATACTTTCTCCATTTCGTTTTCAATCTTGCTCCGTTCCTGCATCATTGCCGGCCGCATAAACGGACGTTTCGGCATTTTCCCCGTGCGGATAGTTCCGCTTACGAATTTATCGTTTATTCGCATGGCTTTTTTGCCTTTTCTCGGATCGTTGGATGTTATACGTTCAACTGTCCCGAACTCTACGAGATGCGAATGCGGGGCGTCGCTCTTCACTATTCCCTGCGGCTTTTCTCGTTCCATTTCGGAATGGATTCCCGCCTTCAGACTTCCGGTAGGTCCCATCGGCGCTTTGGTAATAGCCGCTTTCATGACTGCTATCGTTCCTTTTGCAATGACATTCCTGATCTTCCCTTGCGTTTCCTTATCGTAGCGTTTGATGTCGTTAACCGCTTTTTTGACTACCTCTCCTGAAAACATCTTGATATCGATTCCGCGCCTGCTCATGTTTCTACCGCCTCTGTTGTTAATACGTAAACGGCAGGATCCGAACGATCTACGTCTATTACCTTATACGTCCGTCCGTTTTCTTCAACATGCCATCCTTTCTCGATTTCTCGTGGCCGTATTCTTATCCCTTGCGTTATCAAGACAGCCGTGCCGTCTCCCATGATCGCGCTTGGGGTAATACGTTGTTTCAAAAATTCCGCCCACACGGATCCGACATCTTTCCATTCGATAACGGAGCCAAATCCTACATCCTCACCGATAACAGGCTTTTTAAGCGCTATCCTGTGGCGCATCTTCCCGATATTCATACTTTACGCTCCGGTTTTCTTCGTGCGCCTGACAGTCTTTCTCGTTGTCTTTGGTCTTTCCTTTGGTATTTCCTTCGGCTCTTCATCTTCCTGATCTACTTCCTGATCTACTTCTTCATTCTGATTGTCTGCAGGATCGTCTTCTGGCTTTTCGTCTTGTTCAATTACCTCTACATATCCGCCAGAAATATAGGCATCTAATTCTTCCGCCGCTCCGTCGTACGTCTCTCCGACATCAACGATTGTTCCGTTTATGATAATTTTCTCTAACGCTTTTATCAGCATGTCAGTCACCTCTCGTTTCTAATTGCAGCAGCTGGGCGGTAATTGTAAACGGTAATTCCGCCCCTTGTCCTACTGCGTTTCTGTTTTCGTACCAGAACCCTACTATCATGTGCATACAGAGTACGGACTGGGCGTCAGTCTCTTTGACTTCGACGCCCGTCCCTTGCAAAATAAACGTTTTTGCTGTATCGATAAGTGTCCGGATGACCTCGTCTTCTTGGTTCCCGTCAACCCGGAGATACGCTTTAACGCCATCCAGAATGCTCATAATACCTCCTTATGCAAGCGTCAGCTCGCCATATACGGCTGCCGCACTATCAAACGCTTTAACGTCAAGCCTTGTAATAGCTTTGATGTCGTAAGAATCGCGAATGAATGAATTCCCGCCGATGCCGGTGCCTTCAAGAGTAATAAGCTGGCGGTCAAAGAGTACGATTGCATCCGCCAGAGACCCGACAACAACCGGAGCAACTTTCTTTGGTGATGTCGCGCTCGGCAAGTACTTGTTGCTGACAACGGTAACCGGATGAGCAAACAACAGTTTCTGTGTCGGATTGAGCGGATTCGGCTGAAGCAGGTAGCGCCCTTCGGAGTCTTTCAACTTGTCTAAGAAATTGAACCCGTCCTGATTGGTAACGATACCGGACGTCAAAGAAATCGCCGGGTCAAGATCCACATTCAGAATGTCTTTCAAGCTGTCTACATTAGCAACAGGTTTCTTTGCCAGCGTTTTCATGATTGCGATGATCAAGCTATTTCTTGTGACCACATCTTTCTTAGCAAACCACGCACTCACATAAGAAATGAGATTTTGGTCTGTGTCAGACAACATCTCTTTTGAAATCGGAAGAATGCCTGCATATTTTTTGATCGCGTATGCGATTTTTTCAAATTTCGGACCGTCGATTTCTTTGATTGTTGCCATTTCATCAACGCTTTCAAGCGGCGTCATTTCTGCCCATTTTTCCATGACGCGAGACCCTGTCATAGTAGTCGTAGGTGTAATCGTGACAAGCTGGTCCAGCGGATTCAACGCTCTCTTGAGTTCGTTGATTTTAGTTGAGATGTCCTGCGGAACGATAAGCCCGCCGTCGGCGTCAACTCCCGCTTTCATGCCAGCTCTGGCTTCTTTCAGCACTTCAGATTCCGCGTCCGTCGGCATCTGGCGCTTAATCTCTTTCACAAGCCCGCTGAACATAAGATCTCTTTTTTCTTCGTCGGTGATTTCTGCCGCGCGTGCCGCCGGGGGAACCGTTGCCGGAACATCTGCCAGCGTTTGTTCAATCTCCAGCTGCCTTTTGAGTTCTCTTAATTCAGCTGTTTTACTTTCCGCTTCGTCAAGTTTTTTATCTGCCATTAACGCGCGGATTTCTTCGGTTACTTTCGCCATTCTCTGGCGCAATTCTCTTTCTTTTTCTGTCATTTCTTCTTCCTCCATTTAAAAAGCCGCCGTTCGGCGGCTTTTATTGATTTAACAATTCCAGCTCTATATCGAGCTTCCTTTTTCTGATGTTTTCCTGCTCTTCTTTTAAAGAATTAACATACGCTTCTTTCGATTCCTGCATCGACCGCTGTACGGCCTGCGCTTCGGTGTCCGGGTATGCCGGTGTTGTGACGATTGACACATCCCATAGCCTTTCGATATGCTTGACTGCCCGATGGTACATGTCTTTCTCACTTTCATATGACCAGTCTGCGCCGCTTTCCGCCAGTGTAAATGCGAAAGAACACTGATTGACAACGCCGGCTGCCATATTCGTCATTAAGTCTTTAGCATATGCCGTATCGGTCGGGATCAAGCTAAACCGCAGCCCCGTATCATCCACTGTTAATTCCAGGTGTCCCGGTCCTTCGCGGACGGTATTTCTTGCCAGCGGATAGTTCGGGTCGTGATTAATCAGCGCTACGACGTTAGACATGTCTGTTTTATCAAGACATCCCCGCTCTAATATTTCATCAACGCCTCCGAAATCTTCCGACCGTTTTCCGAACTTGAGAGCATACCCCTCCAGGATGATAGTTTTACCGTCGTCCAGTGTCCGAATTTCAAACTGAATCTGATTGATTCTTCTTTCCCTTTTCCCCATTATCATCACCTCCTTTCAGTGTTCCGCTCTTCGCTTTTGCTAATTGCAAATCTTTCAGAACGGTAATGTCTGTATAATTCAGCGATGCAAGATGAATATCACCAATGTCGCCTATACATTCCATTTCTTCCATGTCACGGATTTCATTAAGCGTGTAAATGCCAGCATAGAGCATGTCTTTATAGTATTCAGCCCTTGCCTTACTGTCGCCTCTAAGTTCGGCCGCGGCGTTGAATTTCACATAATAGTTTTCTCTTTCCGGTTCGGTGAACAGTTTATAGTTAATTTCCTGTTCCCATGACGTGAATATCGGAAGAAGCGTTGTTTTGATGTAATCAAGACTCATCGCTTCGGCGTTAGCGTACGTTGCGCGGTCCAGCTGCGCCAGCTTATGCGGCGGTATTCTGTACACCTTTGCAACTTCGTTAATTCCGAATTTCTGTGTTTCAATAAACTGCGCCTGATCAAGCTGCATGCCAAGCGGCTTATATTCCATTCCTAAGTCGAGAACAGCGACTCGTCCGGCATTATCTATGCCACCGTTGATTTTTTCCCACTCCTGTCGGAGTTTCTTTTTAGCCTCCGGATTGATTTTCGATGCCGCCTGCAGTACGCCGTGTGTCAGTGTTCCATTCTTGTAAAACTGGCTTTGAAATTTCTTGATTGCATTCTGGCTGTCCAGCTCGTCAATCAATGTCCGCCATTTCGGCACGCCGATGAGTCCGTCTTTTGACATTTCATAAAAATGCAAGACATCGTACGGCTGCAGATGATACATTGCCCCTTTGGCATCACTTGTCGTATACGTCAGCGCTCCGGTTACCACGTTTAATCGGATTGTCGTTTTCGTTGGATCAAGCGGCCATAGTGATTTCGGATAGCCGTCTGTCCCCCATTCTATATAAGCGATAGCGTTTCCGTAAAATCCCATGTGATACTGCAAAGTCCGCTTAAAAGCAAGCGGTGTCATGAGCGGATTCGGCCGTTTATACAGCAGCTTAGCGACCGGGTGTTTCATTCCCTCTGTCTTTTTCCCGCCGGTCCTGAACGTGTGAATCGGCAGTTTACCGATGTCGTCGGCTAAAATATTGACACACGTATAAATGTTGCTGTTTTTACTTGCCGTTGCCGCCGTTACGCCGTCACCGTTAATGGCGGATATGAGCCAGTCTGCAGGGCTAAGCAGTGTACCCGAGTCCGTCGGGTTTGAAAAAAGCTGTCTTAAAAGCATTATTTACCACCGCCTCTCTGCGATTTGGCAAAAATAAATGCCAAAATCAGGCACTCTATAGCCGCGGTATATACCGCGACCACGGGAGATATCAATACACCGCCGGCAATCATTAGAATGCACCCGACGAACAGAAAAATGTCGTCAATCACATACAATATCTTTTTCACATGTCCTCCTTTATAAGCTGAAATCGTCGCTCAAAATATAATCACTCATATCATCTTCTTCGGTAATCCGCGCACGTGTAAACGCATTGATTACCGACGCTATCGGGTCAATTCTGTTTGTTGATTTTTCTTTGTCAAGCATGATGTTTTCGTTTTGGTCTTTTTTTGTGACCGCGTTACTGATTGACCAGTCAAGCAGCGGATTTTCAAAATGCAAAATGTTTCCCTGATACGCATTTTCTCTAAATGATTTTGTCGGTTCGGATAAAGTCATCATGCCCTGCCGGACTTCGACACATGTATACTCCAGTTTTTCAAGTTCCTGTGCATAATAAGTTGCGTTATACGGGTCATAGCAGATTTCTTTAATGTTCAGCCCCAGTTCTTCCGCTGTTTCTATCATCCACTTTGTCATGTAGCGATAATCGACTACTTCTCCCGGATTGACCGTTAGCCAGCCGCCGCGGGCATAGTAATCATACGGCACTCTGTCTGTTTTTATTTTTCGCTGCAGCGTTTCTTCCGGAATGAAGCTGTGACCGATCACGATGTACTTCGTCCCGCCATCCTTTTTGGCCGGAACAACCAGTCCGATTGACGTCAAATCGACTTTGCTTGATAAGTCCATCCCGACATATGCGTCCAGTCCGTACAAGTCGTAACTTTCTATCCGTCCTCTTGTGTTCCATTTCCCCATGTCCATATAGGATGTTCCAGATTGCTGGTTCCATATGTTCATGTTTTTTGTGAGAAATGATGACATTTTTTCCGGTGTCTCAATCGCCACTTTCAGTGCACTCCTTATATTTGCTATACCTTCCGGATACGTTGCTACGATCGGATTTGCTTTTATCCAGCATTTTTCATTTTTAACATCGTCAATCAGGTTTCCATCCTTATCTTTATCCAGTTCATTAACCATACAGAAATAATCCAGTACATCATAATCGACGTCCGGATTGAGGATCTTTTCTACCAATGGATATTCTACTCTGTAACACGGTCCTCCGAAGTTCGTCCCCGCGGTAGTGATGATAAACAACAGCGGCTGTTTTCTTGCCATCATGCCTGTATCGATAACATCTAATATTTCTGATGTCGGATGTGCATGATACTCGTCAATCAGCCCGCACTGCGGATTGAGACCGTCTCCGGTCTTTCCGTCATCTTTTGACAGCGCCCGGATAATCGAATCACTTTTCAGATGTCGGATGGTACCATAACTTTCTTTCCACTTTCCTTTCATCTCCGGCCATCGCCTAAGCATTGCCAAGATCTCATTGTAGATGATTTTAGACTGGATGCTTTTCGTCGCCCCGATGTAGACTTCTGACATCGGCTCCCCCAGGGCCATCATTTCATAATCACCGACTATGGCGAGTGATTGTGATTTCGCATTTTTCCTCCCAACCTGCCAATACGCTTTTTTAAAACGCCGGAGCCCTGTATCTTTATTGACCCAGCCGTAGATATTTCCGAAAATAAACCGCCGGATAGGCTCGAATATAATAGGCTGCCCGGCTAAAATTCCTTTTGTGTGCCTATGCATGGCTGCCCACGCGAAGAATCGTTCCGCTCTTTCTCCATCAAAGACATACGGAAATTTCTTTGTACCCGCCATTTCTATATCCCGCAAAAAACGCATACACGCCCAACGATGCTTCTGGCATATATGCGTTTTGTCTTTTATACATTTCTTGCTGTACCTGATCAGTTCTTGTTTCAGCGTCATACATCAAAACCCTTTTTACTTAGCGTGTCTTCATCTTTCTTTTCTGGCTCTTTCGGTACATTTTTTACTTTCGCAAGTGGAGATAAGAATAATCTATCTTCCATTTGCACCAATGCCGACATTTTTGCGTTGATCGCTTTATCCATCGCCATAATGCCACCGGTAGATAAAATGTACTCTATCTTCTCGTAGAGCTTTGCGGCTTTTCGTTGACTGTATTCTGCTTCAAGAATTTCCTGTGTTGCAGTCGTTTCTTCACCTGTTAATTCTATTCGAGCAATCTTGTCCCGGCGTTCTATTAAATCTATATACTGCGCAAACGCCATGCAGTACCTCGCAATCACTCCGATGTCCGCCGATGAAACGAATTTGAAACCGGTGTAAAGTTTCTTGATTTCTTTCCATTTTTTGTATGCTTCTTTATTCGTTTTTACATAAACCGGGCATACTAATTTCTGTTCTCCGAGATGTATTTCTGATTTTTTTCTGTGTTCAATTTCCGCCTTCGTCAGGTGACTTGGATTGCCTGAAACTATATGCAAATCAATGGGTTTTGCTGGACGCCCGGCCATGTTATCCCTCCTTTCTTTTTAATGTTGCTATTTGCGCATAATTGACATTTCAATGCATGAGTTTAATGTAAGGTCCATTTCCCGAATTTTTTTTACAAAAGAGGAGGCACACGGTACTGTCACATCCGGTCAAAACATTTTTGCCCTGGGGGTAGTCTGTCAAGCTTTAATTCTATTTCCAAATCCGCCGTTTTCTCTCGCTGTTTTCTTGTCGTGACATCTCTTGTTCATCGCCTGCCAATTGCTTTCATCCCAAAAAAGCTCTTGATTGCCTCTGTGCGGGATGATATGGTCAACAACATTAGCCGGCAGCGGATGCCCTGATGCTTTGCACTCTGGACACTCACAGAACGGATGCTGCGCCAGAAATACTTTACGTGCCTTCGTCCACTTGTAATTGTATCCCCGTTTAGTCGGTGACTCCCGCTCAAACTCTTTCGGATTTCTTATGTGCAATTGTTTATGCTTATCGCAATAGTTTTCTCTCGTTAATGCGCGGCATCCGGGATGTCCGCATTCTCGCAATGCTCTTCTCATGTTGCTCCCGTCAGGCAGTTTGTACCGCCGGAAATAAATGCAAAAGCCGCCCATTTCTGAGCGGCTACATGGCTTTGCAGTTCTTCTATTCAATTTTCGCATCTTAATCTTATCACACCTTACTCTGTCTTTTTTGGTCTTTTTGGCTTTTTTGGCATTTTTTTATTATATTTTGATTAAATCTTTCCATAAACCCGCTCCATTCCCGCACGTGTCACCAACCAGATATGCCCTGACTTGCGGCATTCTTCCGCAGTAAACCTCGATGGATACCCTCTTTGTCCAGAGCATGCCTGTTTGACTGTGACAACAGGTATGTTCCATAACGCCGCCGCTTCCGCGGTCGTCATAACCTCTTCAATTATTTTGACATTCTCCATCCTACATATCCTCCGATAACTAAACCGCTTATCAAACATTCAATACCATGCTTGTCTAAGTCTATAAAATATAGACCCATAATAGCAGCTATAGCAAATACAATATCATATGTTTTCATTTTCTCTACCTCCTGTGATATAATACAGGTAGTAGAGGGCTTGCGCCCTCCTACCCGTTGCCCTTCTTATCGGTTTCGTTTACGCCGTTTCCGATTTGAGGGCTTTTGCTTTGTGGCTTTCACCGCCCATATTTGGACGATTACGCTAATCACGATTGTAATTAGCCATTGCCAGTCTTGCTTTTCTATCATTCTCACCTCCTTTCTGTATTTATTATACATCTTTTTTTATGTATTGTCAAGCATTTTTATGTTTTTTTTATTGAAAAAATCCACCTTTCGATGGATTTCTTTTTTTATTTATTGTCAATATGTATCTTTCTTTTCAGTTTTTGAAATACTATCTCAAAGCTTACTTCTGCCGCTTCTTTTGTTTTTGTGATATTATTCCTGCTTATGCGTATTGTTCTTGATATTGCTCTATATGACCTGTGATTTAAATACCATTCCCGCAGTATTGTTTTTTCGTCATCGTTTTTTATCATGTCTATCAGTCTTCGTGCTTCTATCCTCATGATAATGAGCTCTTCATGTTCTTGCTCAACCATTTCTTTGTATTTTTCTACGAGTATTACTCTGTCTGATAGGTCGGGCTGTATTCCGCCGGAAACCTTGTCTTTTTCATATCTCTGCCCTTTTATTTGATAAATATGTGCTTTACATTCCGCAAGCTCCCTCTGCACCGACAGGTACCGCCGGTGTTGATTATATATCGCTTGGAGATATTCCTGCCCGGTTTTAAAGTCTTTTATCATTTATCCCTCTTGTTTATTTTTTCAATAATCTTATCTGTTATCTTATCTACGATATCACTTGCTTTATCTATATTCGCAGGTGTTATATAGTTTGTAACAGTCATTTTGTAGAAAGTGTCTCGTGCCGGGATTATAATATTTAATATTGTGACAACGATAAATATTTTTAATAACGAATGAAATGTTTTCCGGTTTTGAATAGTTTCGGCTTCTTTATACGGACTTCTATTCGACATATAGTCGCAAAATGCAATCGCAGTAGCTATACACAAAATCCACACCAAAACATTAATAACTAAATTAATACTGCCTATTACATCAGCCGCATAGAATATCCATGGACTTATTATTGGTTCATTCATGACCTTCTCCTTTCAGTATTTTTAAAATCTCTTCTTTGTGTGCTTCCGCCGATTCTTTTGTTCTAAAGCAGTTTCCTATTGCCATTGCCATGCAGTCAAACGTACAACCTCGTTCAGATATGTCACTACATACTTTACCGTCAACTTCTACCCACCAATATTTATCTCCGATTTTCGGTTTGAATGGAATTACTTTAAATTCATAAACATCGAAATATTTTACAAAAACCGCCCATTTTGAATCATCACGCCATTCTTCATTAACTTTTGTAAGCAATTCTCCGTTACAAAACTTATTGACCTGGCATTCTTCATGTGCAAATTGAGCTTCAAATTCTTCATTTTCTGCAACGCCAATTCTTTTCATCAGTAATTCAATTACTTCTTCTTTTAGTGTTTTCATACTTTCACCTGCTCAACATCTGTAACTAAAAATGCATTGATATTTAAACCGTGTTTATCAATCCAGTTCTGAATAACATTATTAACTGCGCATTCAAGTTTTTCTTTCTCGTCATTATCGACACCCTCAAGAAAACCTTCTGCATATTCCCCGTAAATTGCATATGCCCTATCCGTTAAATCTTGAATGATATCATCTGCATATACCTTTGGGCACGGGCTTGTTATCCGACCAACAAAGAAGCATATAATATCATCGTCAATATCATCATGAAAAACCTCTGAATAACTTGCATAAGATTCGAGATTATACGGTTCAGCATTCATGAGTTCTTCCCGCCCCGCTTTTATTGCCTCTTCTTTGCTCGGATATGTATCGTCACAATTAAAATGATCTTCATAGAGTCCTATTACCCATTCTGCTTTTTCTTGTTTCATTTTCTCCTCCACCATTTCTGACACCCGATCCGCATCAACCCAATTTTTACTTCAATCGGTATCTTTTCAACATTGAAATGTTCAGAATTCTTTATTATGTCTACTGCCATTTCTTCTGCATCAACAATAATTACTCCTGCTTTTGAAAATTTTTCAAGCAACACTTTCTTGATTTTTCCCTCATTTTCTTTGTACATGTTATGCGGAAATGCATAATAGATTGCCTTCGTGTACTTTGTCATGTGATTCTCATTCTTTTTAAAATCTGCTAAGAAGTCACTATAACTGGCTTTGATTTCAACCTCCGTTAAATAATCATTTTCATTTAGCCATATTAAATCGGCTTCATGTGTAACTCCAGCAAACGGGTATTCATATCCGATAAAGCAACCGTCTTTATCATATTTTTCTATTCTGCATGATGTTCTCGCAAAGCTAACATTCGGTATTACAATATTTTTATTACCAAAGTGTTCTGCTATTGCATATTGCATTACTGCTTCTTCTTTACTTTTACTCATGTTTCGTACTCTATTTGATAAAAAAAATCATCAATAATTACTACTATTTCTCTGTTTGACACGTCAAAATCTTCATGCATCTTATGTAGTAATGCATAGGCGGCACTTTTTATTTCATCTTTCCCGATTTCGCTGACGTTAATGTGCGTTCCTTTTTCGTCAAAAGTTATCTCTATCTTTTTCTTTTTCATGTAGCTTTATTTCCCTGTACTCCCTATACCGCCGGTCCTATCACCATCAGCGCTGTCGCCATCCACCTTGTAATATCGATGAAATATTCCTTGTGCGATTCTGTCTCCTTTTTTTACTGTATAAGGCATTCCTGATACATTTCTAATTGGCAACATGATATGTCCTTCGTTGTCCGGATTGTTGTAGTAGTCTGAATCAATTACCGCTACACTGTTTGCCAAAACAATTCCATGCTTAACCGCAATGCTTGATCTTATATAGATTCCCATCCATTCATTTTCACACATATATGCTTTTAATCCTGTTGGAATCAATTTTGTCTCGCCGGGTGTGATTACATCATCAACGGCACTTTCAATGTCATACCCCGCTGATTGCTTTGTCTTTCTCTGTGGCAAGTTTACATATTCATATCCGCTTACTTTTTCAAAACCTCTTCTCATTTCAGTTTCCTTTCTTCATAAATCCGCTCTTCTTCATCTCGCAGTTTTTTCGCCGCTTCGTCGAGTTTAATTGCGGCATACATTATCATGCTGATAAATATCACTACACTCACTACGTCAATTAATCTATCCATTTCGTCCTCCTTTAAAACGGGATTTCATCTTGTTCATACTCCGGCTGATTATATCCCGGCTCTTTACTCACGGTGCCCATGTCTTCAAATTTCACTGGTGCGGAAAATTGCGTTACAGATGTTCCGCCGGAAAAGCCTGCATTTCCTGACTGCATGTTACTTCCAATCGGTTTTGCAATCATATTCGCTACCACTTCTGTTACATACCGTCTTTGTCCGTCCGGTGTGTCATATGATCTTGTAGAGTACCGCCCTTCGATAAAGACATAGCTTCCTTTTGTGAGTTCATTACCTACTGCCTCTGCCAGTTTTCCCCAGGCGGTTACATTGACCCAATCTGTTAAATCTAACGTTTCCCCGTTCGCTTTTGTAATTTTCTTACTTACGCCCACGGAAAATGACGCTACGGCTTTCCCTGTCTTCGTTACTCTGATAATTGGATCTTTGGCAAGATTCCCTGTGATTTGTACTGTGTTCATCTTCTTACCTCTCTATGTATACTTCCGCATTCCTGCGTCCGAACTCTATCGCTTCATCGTATGAGTTTTTAAATATATCTATGCCTTCCATGCCGCCTCGGTCTTCCACGGTGTACCAGTGTCCGTATATCTGTACTTGTGTTCCGAACGGCAGCCAGTTGCACGCTATGGTTCTGCCTTCAGTCGGTATCGTTCCGGATGCAGTGTGTTCATTCGGACATTCATAAGGTGTGTATACTGTGAGTTCTGTCGTTACCCATTCCGCTTTTATAATTCCCGTTAGCCCGCATATAAATACCGCTGAAAATAAAACAATCCATAAGTTTCTAAACATTGTTATGCTCCTTTCTTTTTTAGCTTTCTGATTTCAACATCTCCAATGAGGATCTTTTCTATTAGCGTTCCGTTGGCTTTTGTCCAGTTCTTCCCAACCATTACCATTAAGCCTTTCCGCTCGTCTATATAGAAGTGTTTTGATACTCTCTTCTCCGCTGGAAATAATATGCCGAATTCTTCTCCTGGCTTAATGCCGAATATGTCTGTAAGTGGTTTGATGTAGTTCATTCTTCTTCCTCCATTCTGTCAATTTCATGTATAAGCAGTGCCGCCGCTCTTTTCAGATTTGTTTTGCGTGATTTTACTCCCCGTATCTTTTTGCCGTGAATGATTGTTGTACCACCTATCAGGTACGCCGCCATGACGTTAAATAGTTCTGTATTGCTATATGGTTCCGCCGGAAATCCTCGGGACATTTTCAGTATTTCTTTTTCTGTGTCTGTCATTGAATACCTCCTATATCTTTTATGTACTGTTTGCAACCTGTTTTTATTCTTTCAAATTCCATGGCCATGATGATTTCCTTTGCCCCATCTTCGTATACTTTTTTAACTATTGTTTTTATAAGAATGAGCGGGGTTGTAAGCAGAGTAATCAATGCCGCTAATGTCACTACACCGATAATGACCGTGATTGCCACAATCGCTCTTCCTATCTTGCACGGGATCATACCGTATACAAGCTTCTGCCATTTTCTATATCCTTTATATGCATTGATATAATCTATTTCGTCCATTTTTTCTCCTCAGAATAACGTTGAACTTTGTGACTCATATACAGCTCGTTCAAGGTTCTTTACCGCCTGTGCATAGTACGAATCTTTCAGTTCTATGCCGATGTACTTTCTTCCCATTTTTACGGATTGATAGCCTTCTGACCCGATGCCCATAAACGGTGACAGCACGATATCTTCTGGATTTGACCACAGCTCCACCCCGCGGGCGATTACGTCCAATTGGAGCGGCGCGATGTGTCTTTCATCGTCTTTATCCCTTGCCTGCTGTCTGTTGAGTGTGTTTGACTGGTCGATATCCATCCATACCGGGGATGCGTATTTTCTCCATGTGTGATGGGAATATGTCGGATCAAGCCGACTCATAGATATGTTTTTGTGGATTTCGCTGTTTTTCAGTGTGGCCGCTCTTTTCGGTGCATTTGGCTCATTCTCTCCATAGAATCTTGTTAATCCGTCTTTGTGTGTGATGGGTTCCGGATTGTTCCCCGGCGTCCGCATGGTAATCAGATAATCCGGCAGTCCGTTTCTACACATACTGCTGTCTTTCATAAGCTGTTTATGCATAAGTCCGATGGCTTTTGTTCTTGTTGCTTCTATCAACGGATCTTTCCATATCGTTACTCTGGAGTGATAGATAAATCCGTATTCCTCAAAAAGCCGTATTATGTCTCCAGGAAAATCTTTCAGTCCGATGTATCCGTCCCGTTCTTTCATTGCTGGTATGTCCATGCAGTGGATAGATATATTTCTTCCCGGTTTGAGGACTCTTGCCAATTCGCTTACAAGGAAACGAAAATGTGTATAAAATTCATCGTCGTTTTTGCTGTTTCCCATGTCTTCCAGATAGTTGCTGTACGTGTACAGTGACGAAAACGGCGGGGAAAAGATGGAATAATCGATGGAATTATCCGGGATGCCTTTGATTACTTCGCAGCAGTCTCCGTGATAAATCGAGTACTTCTCTTGTATTTCCTGATGCAGTATGTTCATGCTGTTTCTCCTTTCAGCCATTCCGGCAGTCTCATTGCGGTATGCGGTTCATACCTGCTCTGCTGTCTTTTTGTGCTTCGTATATTGTTTTCTGTGATGTGCTGTGTAGCTTGTATCATGCCTTTCAGCATGCATTCAAAATCCTGCTCTTTTCTTCTGATGTTTGCGACAACTGCGCCCTCTGTATCCGCCACGACAAAATAGACATTGACCTCGTGTGTCTGCCCGAATCGCCAGCACCGCCGGACAGCTTGATAATATTGTTCAAAGCTGTCAGATAAGCCCACAAATATCATGTTGTGACAATGCTGCCAGTTCATACCAAATCCGCAGATAGACGGCTTGGATATAAATACACGGATTTTCCCGTCGCTGAAATCTTCCATCATCTGTGTTTTGTATTCCGCCTTGTCAGATCCTTTGACTTCTACCGCCCCCGGTATAGCCGCTTTCAGTGCTTCTCCTTCGGCGTTGAGATTGCACCATATAAGCCATGTGTCTTGTGATTGATTGACCAGTTCGGCAGCAGCCGCCACTCTTTGCATGATGCTTTCCCGTCTTGCCTGTTGCCGTTCCTGCAATGTTGACGCTTCCATCGGAAACAGAAATCCATCCATTGTTTCTGTCTGTACGGTCACCTGCTGGATGGTGAGCGGCGGCAATTCAAATTTTCTTCCGTCATATCCTAAGTCTGTCGGGTTTGTCATCATGACCGCCCATGAAGATACCCATTCCCAAAAATCGGAGACGGCGTGTCCCTTTAGTCTCCATTTGCTCGTATTGCTCCCGTCGTGGATAAAGAACATGGCAAGCATTTCCAATTCTGTCATGATTCCTAAAAATTCGGAGTGGTTTCCTAATTCCATATAGTCATTCGGTGCCGGTGTGGCGGTGCATGCTAAACGGAATGGAACGTCTCTTGATTTATTGATGAGTTCGGTACGGATTTTCCCCGTCTGTGATTTGAGAATAGATGACTCGTCCAAAACCAGTCCGTGAAAACGTCCGAAATCAAATTTATCCATTTTTTCATAGTTTGTAATATTGATCCCTGGTCTGACGTCTTCATTAGATGTTGCAACATGGACTGCCAGCCCCATTTTTTCTCCTTCTTTGACTGTCTGATGGTCTACAGCAAGCGGAGCCAATATCAGCACGTCTCCACCGACAACTGATGCCCATGCCAATTGCATTCTTGTCTTTCCTAATCCTGTTCCCGCGAAGATGGCGCTCCTACCTTTTGCTACTGCCCATCTGACGATATCCACCTGGTAATCAAATAGGCTCGGAAATTTCTTCTTGATTGTTTCTACCGGCATCTCTATTCCGCATGTCTTGGCTGAAAATTCTTTTGATTTCAAAAATTCTATGTATGTTTTCATGTTCTTCTCCTCGGCTTGTCTCTTGCCTGTTTCACAGTACATTCTTTTTTCTTCTTCGGTACTCTCGACTGCGTGATTGGCCATACGTTCCTTTCATTCACTTTGTACATTCGATAAAACTGATAGGGGAATCCGTCTGCTGTGTAGCCGCTTTCTACTTTGACTATCTGATAGCCTTTTTTCGGTGTCGGATTGTCTTTCCATTTCCTGGCGTAGATGGTTACCTTTTTCACGTTTGGCTGCTTTAGATTTTTAGACGGTACCCATCGGATTTTCTGTACAGCGGTTTCACTTCGGATTTCTTTATCTGTTTCTTTTACAAAATATTCCGCAAGTCTCATGCAGTCTTCCGGGCTTCCGTCAAAGTACCGGAATGACCTGTAATTGAATTTTGCCCACGGCCAGCATTCATTGATTTCTGATCTTGATATTCCTCCTTCGTTAATCAGAACGTGATGATGTACTCGATGTCGGACATGTTCTGTGACGTAGATATATTTCAGTTCCGCATTTTTCTTTTTATATTTTTTGCGGAGGTCTCTGATAAATTTTCTTATTCTGTTTTTGGCTTCTTCTGCTGTCGGCTCCGGATTTACATATGTCAAGTCAATACGCAGATCATCTCTTTTGAAATTGGTAGCTATGAGCCGGTAGAGTTTTGTTTTCGCCCGGCGGGAGTTTCTTTTCTTGAGTCCTTCATCTGTTTTTTGGATATTGGGACCTCTGACTCTGTTTCCCCCTAATCGATATGTGTGATATTTTTTCACTTCATAAATTCCGGGTGCTTGAAATATTTCTTTTCGGTACGGCACTTTTTTAAATTCCTGTTCCAAGAATTAACTACTATATCAAGTCCTCAAAAGGGGCTGAAATCCCCTTTTTTCTTGACATTTTGTGCCGTTTCACTTATAATTTATGTAGTGATTTGGTGCTACGGCACTTCCGCTCAGGATTCTTCCCTGGGCGGTTTTATTTTTCTTCTTTTTCGTTGTTCTCTTCTTCTGGCTCTTCTGTTTTTTCTCGGTATATGCATCTCTGCATAAAGTCCAGGTAATGTTCGCATTTTCTGCAGTGATTCTGGCATATATTGGCTTTTTCTTTTCTGCAGCATACGGTCTGGAATACTTTTGCTTTGCATACACGGCATTTTCTGTTTCGGTAAACTTCTACTGTTTTCCCACCTGCCAATTTCATGACTGCCACTCTATGATCACCCTTTCTTTTCTGTCCCCGCTTTGGACGATCCAGTGCCCGCGTGGATTTTTTATTATCTTGAATTTTCGTCCGCCTGATGATGTATAAGTGTTGTTTTCATCCATAAAAAATACCGGCATTTCTTTCTGTGGTATCAGCCGTTCTTTATCCGGTGTTTCTTCTATCAGCCAGCCGATAGGCTTCTTCCGGACGTTGTCCCACAAAAGATATATGTCAGTACTTCGCCCACTTGGGCTTCTTCGGAATACATCCTGCTCTTTTCTTTTTGATTCTTCGCTCTTCTTCCGTTTTATAAAGTTCCTGCAGTTCCATTTCATGTTCTTTTCTCCATTCTTTAACCGCATGACAGTTAAGATATGTTTTGATTTGTTCATCCATATACTGCTTTCGCGTGCCGGAGAGTCCGTGTGCTTTGAAACGGTGCGTCTCGTATGACAGATGAATAAGATTATCTTCCTTATCCGGTCCCCCGCTGCCTGCGTGTTTTGCATGATGAACCTCACCGCGCGACGGCGGCCACTCTCCGATAATGGATTGATACGTTTCCGCCAGTTCCTCATCCCTTTGTTTGACAAGCCGGCATAGTTTTCGGAAACTGCCGCTTCCGGTAGTTTGAATCTCACTTTTTTCTCCTTTTCTTTGAATATCTCCATATCTCATCCGCCCGATAAACGTGGAGTGAACAGTCCCGATGAACAGGGACCATATTCCCCTTTCCATCTTTCGTCCACATTACATATTCGGCGGGGATTACTTTCCTGCATTCGTGGCATATCAGTCTACGCTGCATATTTCCCCCGTCGGTTTCATTTCATAGATCTGCATATCCATTACATACGCAGCGGCATATTCTTGATTGCACCCCTGGCTTTTTTTCCAGTCTCCACAGAGTATCAGCGCATTGCATCGCTGCAGCACTTCTAAGCAGTCTTTCATCGGCTTATGCTGATGCTCTTTGTCATACGGTGCATATCCCCAATTGTGCAATGGGGAAAACAATGTTTTTTCTGGGTATTTCGCTTGCAACATTTTTAAATACGTCTGTACTCTTTCTTTGTTCGTCTCATCGCCTCCGTAAGGATGAGCGATGTAAAACAATTGACCGTCTATATACGGATATTCTCGTTCCATATTTCTTCTCCTTTAATTATTTTTTCCCGTTTGATAAAGCATTGTTTCATTGCATAAGCAATTTCCTTTCGAGTTTCCGGATTTATACTTGCTACCCTTTGTATTAATTCATCTGGACACCCACTGCGGTACAGATAATCAATTGCAACGGCTACTGCTATTGAAACGAATTTGTCATCTGTTCCTTTTACGGAAACAATAAATTCCTTTAATTCGTTATCTGCTTGTATATTCAGTTCGTACATTTTGGATTTCCTTCACTTTAACAACGATTTCTTGTCCGGGCTGCAAAGTTCCCGGGTCTTTGATATTGTTTTCTTTCGCGGTTCTCCATACTAATTCCTGGAGATTTTCCCTCCCGCTGGAAATGCGGTCGCATACATCCCATAAGGTTTCTCCCTTTGAAATGTTCACCGCGTATGAGATTGACGGTGGCTCCGGCTGTACTGCGTACCCGGCGATACCGACGATAATCATGAATGCGGTTATAAATTTAAGCATGATAATTTCTCCGCAACCGCAATAATCATTGTCACGAAAACCGCCAGCCATAAATAATTCATCATTTTATCTACCATTTTTACGCCCTCATCTTTCTAACTTCCGCCTGGAAATCATATCCGCTTTGTTTCATCTTCCGTTTCTGCGCATTCTCTTCCATTTTTCTCCGGATAGCCGATTCCGCATCTTCAGGATCAAACAGATACGCTTTCCCCGATGGAATGAACGGTATCTCTCCTATCCTGCATAGCATCCGTATCGTTGTAACTGGATATCCGGTTGTTTTGCAGAAATCTTTTGTATTAGTAAGCACTTTTATGACCTCTCTTCTATTTGCCGGATATTTGCATCATCTGAAATCGTAATTTTATCCGCCTGAATTTTAATTCCATCTGTTTTGATTTGGATTTTCGGTCTTCCATCTGGGCTAAATGCAATAATTCTGTCACTACAGATCAAGTGATTATCTTTAAATCGAATAATTTCACTATCCCCCAGTTTGATTTTCATATCATCACTTCCATTGGACAAAACCGATTTCAGCATTTCCATCGTTTCAGGCTTTTCTAAAAATTTTTTGAAACCTTCCGCATTATTTATACGAACCTTTAGAGCCTCATTGCCGTGAGTCTCCTTTTTCATAAGTTTTTTAAACTCTTCGACGGTGCATTCTATTTTCATTTCTTATTACCTCACTTCTTTTGCTTTACTATTCACACTCCCCTATAATTGGTTTAGAGAGGAGGTGAAATATATTAATGGGTATTCATAAAGACTCAATGGAATTTCTGTCACAGATTTACGAAATCTGCATTAAACAAGGGTCTTATCAAATAGAACGGTCCACTTATATGAATTTGTCCCAAAAAGATAGACAGTTTCTTGAACAATGCTTTAATTATCTGAAACAAGGGGGATATATTCAGAACTATGCGCCATGTGCCGGATTTCCTATATCGGTGGAAATGACACCGGATGGTATTCAGGTTGTAGAAGAGATATGCCCTACCCCATCTACTGCTGCCGTCACTAATATCGTGTATGGAGACAACTACGGTATTACCGGAAATAACGCTGTGGGGAACACCATTTCCAATGTGTCAACTTTTGATGATATTAGATCTCTTATCTTCTCTAAAGTTGATGAAGATGATCAGCAAAAGCTACTTGATGCACTGAAACCGCTATATGACAGACTTGATATTGGTGCGCCTATTGAAAAAGGGATGCTTTCCACAATTTCAGAAACGCTGGAAAAATATCAAACGGTTTTAGGGGCTGTTCTTTCATCAGTCACAGCATTTCTTACCGCCCCCAAATAGGATTCGGCATCACATCCTAACCCTTCGCAAGCTCTTATTACCGCTACTGTGATAAGAGCTTGTTTTACTTCATTAAATGAGTTGTTGGAATATGAAACATCTTTGATTTCTAACCGGTCAATAACTCCGTTCATCTCTTGTATTTTTCTTGTTAATATCTCAATAACCTCATCTGTGCTTAAAACTTTCACCTTTTTCTCCGTCATTTCCCTCACCTCTCCTCCTTTAAAAATATATTTTGTGTCTTTTTAGGATACTCTTTCGCTAAAAAAAATAGCGTCTATCTCTTCCGGCTTTAATTTATACCTATCTTTTATGAAAAGTATTTCTGCCTGTCTAAAATCTGCCCCACCGTTGATTTTTAGATTTAATCGAGATAGGCTTATCCCTAACGCATTCGCTAAATCTTTTTGACTATCTCCATATTTCATCATTTCTGCCCTCATCAATGGTTTATTCATTTTTTCACCTCGCTTTCTTTCAGTGTCTTTTTAGGACACCTTGATTGTATATCCGTTTTTGTATCTTGTCAAGATACTTTTTCTTGTTTTCAAAAAATTTTATGGTATAATCAAGACACGAAAGGATGGTTACGCATATGGAATTTAAAGATATCCTTTATACTTTAAGAAAAAAGAATAAACTAACGCAACAGGAAGTTGCAGAATATGTAGGGTTGCAAAAAGCAGCTATATACAAATATGAACACGGCTTGCTTGTTAATCCCAAACGATCATTGATTTCAAAATTGGCTAAGTTATTTCAAGTTACCCCATCGTATATGATGGGATTAACCGATGATGATAAGTCTGCTCATATGTCTCTTGGTCCATCCCTTACCAAAAAGGACGAAAAAGACATCCAAAAAAGACTGTCCGACATTTTGAACGATATGGACAGTCAAGATGCTATTGCTATGTATAATGGCGGGGAACCGATGGATCCGGAAACACGGGAATACATGAAAGCATCTCTTGAAAATGCTCTCCGCTTTGCAAAATTAAAAGCTAAAGAAAAGTTTACTCCAAAGAAACATCGTAAATAAAGGATTACATCATGAATATAAAAAAGTTCGCAAATGATATAGCGAATATACATGACACAAGGAATCCGTTCCATATTGCTGCGGAAAATGACATCCATATCTTATATGAAGAGCTCGGGAAGAATTTGGGATATTTCAGTAATTTGTTTCGCATCAAAACAATACGAATAAATGATCATGCCGATCCGTTTCTCCAGCCGTTCATCTGTGCTCATGAACTCGGCCATGCGCTGCTTCATCCGCATGCCGGCACCCATGCTTTTAATAGAAATTCTTTTATTGCTAATTGCAAGATTGAAAAAGAAGCGAATCAGTTTGCCGTAGAATTGCTGTTCCCTGATGAATTGATAGCTTGTCATCCGGAAACGGATATTTATAATCTGGCGCGTACATTCGGTATTCCATATCAATTGGTTTATCTTAAATCCATTTCTCACAGAGCACGTCATTTATAAAGGGGGATAAATTATGAAAAAAGTAGAATTGTTGATTGCACTATTGATTACTATCATGTCTTTATTTACATTTAACATCGCTTATGCATCGGCTCCCAATGTCGCGGTTTTAATGTCCGGTGCAAGACAATCTACAAAAGATAAAAATGAATTGAAAGAGCTAAAAGCAAGGCAGCAGTTGATTGCGAATGCTATGCAAGGATCCATGATACCTGAAGAAAAAACAGCGCAGGTCGCTAATGATTATATTTTAGATAATAAGATTGATATTTCGTTCAGTACAACAGATTTGATTAATATCGGAAAACTCCTGAATGCCGACTACATCGTATATAGCCAATTTTATATTGATAAAATAAATGCCCCCGGATTATTTCATACAACAATGAAATTTAAAGGGCAAACCGTATTAACAATTATAGATGTCCACTCCGGAGAATATAAATATAAAATTTCAGAAGATGTAAACAACGGAAAACTGGAAGATGTTTCACGGTCTATGTTCATTGTGTATGACAAATCGATAGCAGATATTAAATTAAAAGGTTTAAAATTTTAAAACCGAACCATAATACCACTGGTAACAACGGAAAGAGGATGCGGTTGCGTGAAACAGTATAAAAGAGGATCCTTGATTTACGATAAAATCCATGACAGTTATCGTGCTTTTGTTATGATTAACGGAAGAAGGTACTCTAAGCGTTTTAAGAAGAAAGACGATGCTATGGACTGGATGTCACGGCAGAAAATAGCAGAGCGTGACGGTAATTTTGTTGAGCCATCAGATATGCTTGTCGGTCAGTGGCTTTTGTATTTCCTCTCTACTTATAAAAAAGATACTGTCAGAGCCAGTACATATGAAAGATATCTCTATCTTGCCGCAAAGATTGAGCCTATTTCTCGCATTCCCCTTCAGTCTTGCAGCGTATCTCAAGTACAAGAATTATTAAACAGTTTAACCCCGGACTGTTCTCGAAAGGTTCATGTTCTTTTGCATGCTGCGTTTCAGCAGGCTGTAGATCTAAGTATCATTCAGAAGAATATCGTCCGTCTTGCAAAAGCAAAAAAGATTGTCCGGGATGAACCCGGCATATTTAATAAAAATGAAATTAATAAAATCCTTTCTTACACAAAGGATAAAATCCCCGCTTTCTATCCTATTTTCCTTTTGGCGGCTCATACTGGCATGCGTAGGGGTGAAGTGTTGGGCTTGCGTTGGAAAGACGTAAATTTGAAGAATGGCACCGTTACCATCCGCCAACAATTACAGCGTGTCGGCAGTGACATTACATTTCAGCCTCCGAAAACAAAATCGGGAAAAAGAAAAATCTCAATCCCCGCTACGGTCACCGCCGCACTGCAGGAATTGAGAAATAACGAAAAGACAATAGATATCAAGCAAGAAACGCTTGTTTTTAGAAATGTAAATAATAACCCTGTCCGCCCTGAGGCTTTAGAACGTGCCTGGAAAAAAGCAATTACAAAATGCGAACTGCCTTATAGGAATTTCCATTGCTTGCGGCATACCCACGCCACATTATTACTATCCGCCGGTATTCCGATTATTGAAGTGTCCCGCCGGTTAGGTCATGCAAGAGTAAGCCACACCTTAGATTTATATGGCCATGCTATCCCAAGTTATGATGAACGTATTATAGAAAAAATTAATCAGATTTATTGTTAAAAAGTGGAGCAGTTTGTGGAGCAATCTCACCCATATTTTGCTCCACTTTGCCATTTTTAGCCCTTTTTAGCCTCGCAAATAAATCCGCCAGACATATTGATTTTATCGATTAAATCACGCTTTTTAAAAATAATTCTTCCCATATAAAACAGAACTCCGGAACCAGGTGCGAGGGTTCGAATCCCTCTAGGCGCTCCATTTATTTTAATCAGTATTTACCGTATATTTCAACATATACATTGATTCTCAAATACCATAAAATTAAATAAGATGGAGCAGTTTGTGGAGCAGTTTACATCAAGAAAAGAAATGACATAGATTATCTTGACACTATTTCTTTTCTTTTTATATTGCATCTAATAAACGACGGTGAGCAACTTCTATATTCCCTGGATCTTTCTCTATCCCAATGTATTTTCTATTACAATGTTTAGCCGCGACTAGTGTCGTTCCGCTCCCGGCAAATGGGTCTAATATCAGGCTTCCATCTGGTACTATTTTTACTAATTGCTCCATCAGCGGTGTCGGTTTACCTGTTAAATGGAATTTATCTGTTAATTTTACAGGGAAATGATAACATCCGGGATATGGGCCATCGTGAATAGCTTTGTGACATTTCCCTTTTGTTCCCCATGCTATATATTCACATTGGTGACGAAAATATCCCTTGTGTGGTGCCCTCGCGCTATTACCTTTATCCCATGAAATAATTCCCCGCCATATTAACTCGCCGATTTGTAATACATCAGTTGCTGCAGGAAGCTGCCGCCAGTCCGTAAACATCAAGAAGTATCCGTTCGGTTTTAAAATTCTTTGACATTCGGATATCCATAAATTACACCAATGCATCCAACTTCGCTGATCTTTTGTGTCACCCCAGAATGTCGGTCGATGAATTATTTTATTTCCGCTTTGCTCATATTTTTTTACTGGATCTTTTTGTCGCTCCGCCATTGTTGCACCGCCGGAACTGTACGGCGGATCTGTAATCACCGCGTCCACTGAACAATCATCAAATGTTTTTAATATTGGTAAGCAATCTCCGCAGTATATTTTGTTGATTTCCATTGTATCCCTCCTTATTTTTATTGTAGAACTAACGTTCTGTTTTCGCAATAAAAACTTAGAGTACATACTCCCGAAATTTAAAAAGAGCGATATCATTATCGCTCTTTTTGTATTACCTCTCTTTTTATTTTATCTACCCTTTTCTGCCGCTCTGAAAAATACTGCTCTTCTGCGTTTCTTCTTGCTTTTACTGCGTCTTCTAATTTTCCAAATGTTCCGAGATTGATTTGCTTTCGGTCAACAGTAATATACGCCCGATATTTATCGCTCCATTTCGATACTCCGGTTATTCCTGTCCTGGAGTTTCTATTTTTCCGCCGGCCAAAACCGGCATACGCTACAGATAGCCCATGTTTTTGCACTTCGCGCGATATTTTTTGTCCCAGTTCGCGCCCTTCTTTTTGTTCTTTTATCTGATGATCGCTGCGACGGCAGCCGCAAGATAAAGATCTGCCGTTTTTTAAAATATTGTGCTTTATAACTCTTTCCGTATTTTACTATTTCGCCAATATCAGAAGTGCGTCATCCACATCTAATTCCAATTCATCATATATATAATTGCCGATGCAAAGCTTTCGGTAATCATCTTTCGCAGATTCAATATCCTCGTCATTATACGCATATGCAATAAATAGATAGTTCTTTTTTTCTTCTTTAACTTTTACTGTAAATGTATCAATCCCAGTGTTTATTACACCGAACAATCCCTCTTTAGAATCAAGTCCTTTTTTCACTGCAAGAATAATGCTGCCTTTTAAATTTATCAGCAGCCGCCCAATATCAAGTCGTTTACTATAATTTTCATTGATATCATAGTAATATTTCTTGCCGTTTAGAGTTAAATTCGGTATGTGATTTCGCATAAAAATATCATAAGCTTTTTTACCGCTCGCATAATATTCTTTCGTCGCTTCTTTATGCCAGATTAAATATAACTCCGACTCTTCCATTTCGTCATAAGCCGGCATTTCTACGGCTATATATCTATTTAATTCTTTGTCGTTCTTTCGCAGTTCCACAATATCTTTATATATCTGCGATAAACTCCATCTCGGATACGTTTTTACAATATGCTTTTCTTTTAAAATTGCTGCTATAATGTGTTTCATTTTTTATCACCTGTCTACTTCCCATCCTAAATTGAATAAGTCGATGTCCGATATATCTTCTTTTGCTTTGACTACCCCGATTTTGTTAAAGCTATATCCGTTTAGTTTATAAACAGTATAGCCGTCGGCTATTCTTTTGAATCGGTATGTCTCTCCGCGGCTAGATAAGTCGCGTATTCCATTAAATACACTCAGGTCTTTTACGTTCTTTTGCTCTTCCTTTTTTATATACTCTTCCATAAACGCATTTAATGTTCTATTTGCGGTGCTTCCATTCTTCTTGCACAGATCTTTGAATCTATCTCGAATTTCAGCTGTGGTGCGTAGGTTTAGACTTACGCTTTCGTGCTTTTCCGCTTTTTTTATTATTTTTTCTGTTTTCATTTTTAAGCGTCTCCTGTTCTTATTCAATAAAATCTACTGATCGTCAAACTCACAGCAAGTAAATACACCGTTTTGTAGTAAATTGTAATTCTCAATCGGGTCTTCCCGCATAATTACAAGTCTGTAATCCGGAAGCTCCTTTTTTGCATTTCCTGCTGCTATTATTATTTCGTTTGTCTTCATTCCCTTTATTCCCGCTGCTTTTACAACGTCGGAGATTTTAACAGTTTTTAACACTTCCCCCGCCGCGATTAGCGCAAAGCGGAGTTTCTGAATATCTGTCAACCCCTCCCACGTCCGTCTTTTCCCCTGGACTCTATACACCCCTTCTTCTAATTTTTTTACGTTTTTATATATTATTTCCGCATCAGTATACATTTTTTATCCTCCTTTATTAAAAACTTTGTTTATTATTTTTCATGAGGCAGTGTTCTTTTAGCCCCAATCTTCCTCTCCGCTGTTTCGTATCAATTCATTTCTGTAATCGGCAGTTGCTTTAACCATTTGCCTAATTTCTTCCGGCATGTTTTCCGGAAGTCCAATGGCTGGAATTTTTCTACAAAGTTCATCTGGATCGAGCGGGTAAACATTGAAGTATTCATACCCGCTATCACGGTCGTCAACGTCCATCGGGTCCCATATACCTTTTATCAAATACTTCCTGTCCGCTACGGTTATTACATACTGTCCGGGTTTTCCAGTTATTTTTCCGTAGTTATTCGATTCTATTGTAATTTCTTCTTTGAGCTCTTCTATTGTTGTTACATTTCTGAGCTCACGGTCTTTTTCGAGCATTTTCATCTTGTCCTGAATTTCTACTTCACGAGATACTTTTTTCAGCATCGATATAACTAATTCTTTTCCGTTTTCTACATATTCGCAGCCAAATTTCTCGGCGTTTTCCTTTACAGTTGTATACTGTATGTTGAGAATTTTCAGTTCTACGTCGTCATACGTATTAATTTTCGGAAGATAAGATTCTTCTTGGATATCATTGACATCTTCAATGTCACCACAGTAGTATCTATCTTTTCTTCCCGTGTTAACGATTAATCGACATCTTTTACCGTCGACCAAAATATCGGCCATCTTTCTTTCCCAAAATCGAATCCGTCTCCCATCATATGGGTTTTTTCTTGATTGTTCCCATGGCGGTAACACTTTCATGTTGTCCGGGATTTCTACAACTATGCAGTCGAAATCACTGCTACCGGGTACGAAGAACGTGAAACGTATATCGTTCCCCCGTACTTCTTCGTGAATTTCCTCGTTATACGCACGAAATTCGATGTACGATCTGTACATAATGTGTTTCATTGTGTTTTCCTCCCTATTCTTACTTGTGCGCCCATGCACACACAAAGTTAACCGGTATATGCCGGCAGCGGTATACCGCCCACTCTTCCGGCTCCCACGGATTAATTGGTCGCACAGAGTTTGCCGTCTCTACGGCTCCCTCTGGAGTTGCAGCGAGTACAAACATCTCGCTGTTTGCCCTTCCATCCGGAAGGACGGTAACGGCACCATATAAGTGCCATCTATTTCTCCGCATTGCGGAGATAATTTCATTTCTTTTATACTGTGCTTTTGCCATTTTCTTTCTCCTTTTCTGCCAGATTTCCAGCAACTCTCTTTTGTTGTTTATATTATAGCACGCTCATTTTGCGCGTGCAACTATTTTATTATAAATTATCTTTATATCGTGCAATAAAAAAGAGGGCGGTTTCCCGCCCAGTTAATTACTTAATTTATCTACCAGCCAGCCTGTCGCCACGGCTCCCGCGATGTATGACCATAGGTTTCGTTGTCGTTTCGCAAGCCTCAAGTCATGCGTCAGCTCATCTATTTTCTTCGTCAATCTGTCTAAATATAGATTCAGCTTCATCAAGTTCTCTTCTGCTGTCTGCAATGAGATCTCGGCACTCTGCAATTGTTTCTGCGTTTCTATCAATTCTTTTCTGCACTCTGTCAGCTGATTCTGCAGCTCGGTCAACTCTTGAGATGCTTCGGTCGAGTTGCTCTCCAGCCGATTTAACTTGATCTCCAGCTCGTTTAACCGCATCTGCTGATTTTGTGCTATACTCTTGAGCTTCTCGTACTGCGTCCTTTGCATCGTTACCGTTTCCGCCCGTGGTGCCTGTGCATATGAGATAGACAAGCACGGCGACAACAGCAACGACAGCGCAAGCAACAGCGATAATCTTTTTCTTCTCATACATTTTACACTCCGTTCTCTAAATACCATTGCGCTTTTCCGCGGATGATGTCCCCGCCGGTCCCGATTTCGTCCTGATCGCACAGCTGCTCTAAATCCCAGCGGCAGTCAGGATCTCCGCTGTACAGTCCGTAGCCGTCATCATTAGCTGCTTCACCGTGTGTCATAAAATGTTCGCGATCAATCGGATTGTCAAAAACCTCGGCAATGACTGCAAACATCTTCGCAAGAGTCTCGATTTGCGCGGCGGTCGGCGGGTATTCGCCTAAGTCGTTCGGGCGGGCATTATAACAACAGCACAGAGCAATTGCAATGCTACCTGTGTTCCTGTGCCAAGTTGCTTTCGGTACCTCATCGAGCGGTCTTGTGTAGATGATCTCTCCGTCGCCGTCAACATTAAAATGATAGTCGTTAAACGTTGTGAAGTACCGTCCGGCCGACCAGTGTCCGTATGTAGTAGCCGGCCACGGAAACTGATAAAAATAGCTTCTTTTGTCAATGAGCTCTTGTTTAAATTCGGCTATTGTCATAAATACCTCCTATCTAAAATAACCGCTATTTAGCGGTTATTTCTTGAGTTTTGCAAAAATATTGTTATCAAGCAATGTTATCAACTTGTCTATGTGATGATTGCCTGCGTCTCTTAAATTCTCACAAATACTTAAAATTTCGTTGTAACAAATATACCCAAACATAAACTTGAGTACCGGCCACGAAAGCGGTATCTCTATCGCCGATAAAACCGTGTCAATCTGCGAAGCTGTAAGAATGAGAACTGTGAAGAGAATAAATTTTGTCAGAAAACCCCAAAGCATGATCTTCGATTTCAGCCTTTTGGCGCTGAACGCAAGAATAATACCGTATAGCTTTTCTCTCGTTGTTAAGTAATCGGGATCCATGCCTTTATCTACAAGATATTGATAACCGATAGCCAGCCAGCGTGTAGAAATGTCAATGATAATCAGCCAAAAATAAGCGTTGAGCACAACCCCGTATGCACTGTTAATAAATGACAAGATGTACATCAGCACAACGCTTACGACTGTCTTTGATTCCCATTTGTCTAAGAGATTGAGAGAAGTTCGGCAGAAGTATTCGGCAAAGTCTATCAAGTCTAAGACAAAAACGCAGGTAACAAATCCGCCCCACAGATACGGTGGTTTGCCGTATTTTTTTATTTTTCTTTTGAGATTTTGAAAGAATGTCATTTTCGGTCTCCTGCTATGTTGTTAAATCCGCTTCCGTTTCATGCTCGTTTATCTCACTCGACCATCTGATTGTAATACTATCTGTCATTAAAAACTGTGTTCCATAAATTTTATCGCTTTCACTTTCTATAAACCACCCGTAATCCCACGGATGCATATGAAAAAACTCAATACTAAGAGTTGATCCGGGCGTTACTTTGACATATTTCACTTCGGGTTTCATTTCGGAACCGGCTGTTATTTCAATGACTGTAACTCTTTCCGGTACAATAAATTCTGAATTTCCTTTAACTTCAACGCTGCCTGCAAGCGCTTCTGCTGCAATTTCCTTCTGCACATAATATTTTTTACCGTCAACGCCGCTAAATGTGTACATGTGCGTGTCAACAACATCTCCGACTTTTGCGTAATGCGGCACACCATCAATGTTAATTTTTAAGTAATTGTCTCCGACTTTAGATTTATCCGTCGTTAATTCTGCAAGTTCTTCTTCCCCGTTTGGCCTGATAATTTTAAATTTATCCATCATTCCACTCCTATCTTTGCGCCATTCGGCAATTTAATCATATTTCCATCAAAAATTTCTGTCTTCTTCACATACTGCG